CCGTGATTTAGGTGAGCCCGTGGCATGGGAGCACCCAGACGGAATGGAGGTGAAGATCTGGGACTCAAGGCGCCGGTCTGCACAGACGTTTGATTTCTACGAGGGCCTCGTGGAGTCCTTGCATGTTGTGCATGGCGCGTCTTTAAATAATGCTATCAGGGCCGTCGGCAGCCGGGTGCTTATGTATCAGGAAGCCGACGGGAGCTTGGCGGGCAAGCCGCGGCCACAACCAGCCGCGGTGGTTCGACTACGCAGGAGTCTGCTTGGAATCGCTGAAATGGTCCCCTCGACCAGCCCTCTGACCCGTCATGCTTTCGTGGCGGCGACAAAGGGGGCTCGCAAGGTCCAGAGAATGCGTGAGGCTGCAAACCTACTCAGGTTGGACACACTGTCGAGGTTGGATTCGAACGTTAATGCTTTTGTCAAGAGAGAGGCCGTCCCATACGGGAAGCCGTGCAGGCTCATTCAGGCGCGGTCTGACCGCTACCTGTTGGAAGCAGCTCGACACATAAAGCCAATGGAGCACGGAGTCTACGAAGCGATAAACCGCTATGCAGGCTACCAATGCATCATGAAAGGTTTGAATGGGGTCGCAAGAGCTAGCGCGGTTAGACATATGTGGGGGACGTTTCGGAGGCCGGTGGCTGTCAGTGTGGATTTCGCGAAGTTTGATCAGCATGTTTCTCAGCCTGTGTTGGAGGCAGAGCTAGCTGTGTACAAGCGGGTGATGCCTGGGAGTTATTTTGGTCGGCTAATCGACTGGCAGCTTGAGAATCGAGGTCGGGTTGTGTGTGACGATGGCATGGTCAAGTATAGGGTGCAGGGGTGTAGGATGTCTGGTGACCCTAATACCAGTCTGGGGAATATCCTCATTTGTGCCATAGGCCATATAGAGTATGCGAGGTCGATCGGGGTGCGGTGTTGCGTAGCCAACGATGGTGATGACAGTGTAATAGTCGTAGAGCAGAGGGATCTGGCGAAATACAAGAAGAACCTGTTGGAGTACTGGACCGGATTGGGATTCCGCCTTACGGTGGATAGCGAGACGACCAGCTTCAGTAGGATCGACTTCTGCCAGTGTAGGCCAGTTTGTGTGGATGGAGTTTGGGCCTTTTTACGCGTGCCTGCGAAGGCAATAGCGAAGGACCTCACGTGCACGCAGCACCTGCAAACAACACTCGAGAGGAAGGCCTGGCTCGCGGCGGTTGCCGCAGGCGGCTTGGCTGGATACGAGGGAGTCCCTGTGTTTGAGGCGTTTTACACCAGGCTCGCATCTTTTGGTAGCGGCAGCAGTGTTAAATACCAGTGGAGAGCGGAACACGCCAAGACCCTCTCTTTTAGGGAAACTGGTCTGGAACGGGGGCGGCGGATCAGTGAACAAACGCGGTTCTGGTTCTGGAAGAGCTTCGGCGTTGCGCCGGCAGCACAACGGGCCTTTGAGCGCGAAATAGCTGATTGGACCCTAGAACCAGCGACCTGTCAAAAGGGCGTCCCCGCGCTCTCTTTGGTCAAAGAGTTATTATACGACGTAGACAGGTGACTATGGCGAAGAACAAGGGAAAGGCGAAGGTCCAGCCCAAGAAGAAAACGGTGGCAAAGTCACAGCCCCAGCGCAAGACATTGGACAAGCCAGCACTTGATTGGGCTAAGCTGTTGAATGACCCGTGCTCGGCGCAAATTGTGGCTCCCTGCTATCCGTCTTTGGGCACAGGAAATTACTTTAGGTGTGAATTTGACCTCAACGTCGGCTACGAAGCCACTGCAGTTGGATCAGCTGTCATCTTCACTCCCGGCTTGCTTTACAACGGAACTGGGCAGTGTGGCGTTTTGACCCCTAGCGGCGTCGTGACATCGGACACAGCAGCAATCACTTTCGCGGACGGAGCAGCGTACCAGCCAGGTTATGCCATGGCCGGCAGCTTTTCAGCTGTCAGGTCGATAGCAGCATGCATCCAGGTTACGTATGCCGGCAACGAAAACGGACGGGGTGGCTTTGTCTCTATGTTGCAGACCACGAGGGACCATGCTAAGACGCTCACGAGCCTTGCCAAGATACGTTCAGCAGCAGAGAGGACGGTTAGAACACCCGATGGCGCGATCCAGATGGCTCTTGAGCCGTCTGGGAGTTCAGGTACCTTTATGTCCACAACTGTGGTTCAAGACGATGCAGGCCAATTGCCCACTTTTGTGGTTTCAGCCAGCAACCTTACCGCTTCCACCGGCATAAACGTCCGAATGACAAACGTCTTCGAGTGGATCCCAGCAGCAGTTGGGTCGGGGTCGTCAGCGATGATGCCCCCGGTCTCAGATACATCGGTCACTTCCGT